TGTCCCAAGTGCCATGTGATTCACACACCTTTGCACAGGCTTCACGTTCAAACGCAACCATCTTTTCACACATCAATGTCCAAGAAGCATTGGCTCTTGCGTTGGCTTCTTCTGTTGCTTTGTCTTCTACCAGTTTGACAAAGGCTTCAAGACGCAACAAAGCAGATTTATGCCAATTACATTCACCATATACCTGTGAAGCTATCTGAATGATTTCATCTTGTGTCATCGCTTCATTCCCCTAATGTAGATAGCAATGCTGCTGAGTGTGTCCTTGCCAAATGCTTTAACGAAGTCATGTTCAATTCTGTTTGCCACCAGATCCAGAGCAGCATTCCATCCAGCAAGATATTGGTCATCTTTCATGTTGGCTTGCACTGCCTTTTGCCTGGCTGAACTTTCTTGTTCCCACTCGTTAAATTCCATTTGGTTTCCTTTTGCTTGATGGCTTGAACTTACCAGCCTTGCGAAAGATAGTCCTCAGACTGTTGTAGTTGACACCAAATCTATTGGCAATCTCCAGTTTGCTGAACCCTTGGTCAAACAAACTGAATGCTCTGCGCTCGTCAATCTGGATCGGCTTGCGTCCTGATCCTTTTCTAGCCCCACCCTGCATTAAAGATTCTCCAATGTCAATCCATAATTATTTATTTTTTCAAACGCACTTGTATCCACTACTTTTATGAGCTTATTATTTTTAAATTGTGAATAATCAACATGATGATGCCAACGATTAAATTTAAAAACAACTTTTGCTACATCAGGATGTAGATCAGCAAGCATTTGACTCTTTGGTAATGTTCCTTCTTCATCATAAAACTCTGCGCTGTTACCGCCACGCATTCTTTGGGTCGTAATTTTTCCACATAAAAAAGCATTGAATTGAATGGTGCATAAACCATCTTTCAAGACACGCAAACTCAAATCTGTATCTTCGTTATAGCGACCACGCCAACGATAATTAGCATAATTGTCAATCAATAGACACGAATAGATACGAGTATTTAAAATGTAAGGTGGTACTTGATCATTCTTTTTGCAAAATGAATAGTAATTAAATCCTGCCACTGGAACGTTGGAATAACGGCAAACAAAATCTTCTGCCGCTTTAAAAGTAGCGCCAGTTCTAACTTCAAATTTTTCGTTTCTATTTAAATAATGAAATGCGTCTATGTTGTCATCAAGCACCCAATGACGCTTATGACCAATCCAAAAGGAATGATCTATACAAAAATTACGAGCAGGGCCTGGCCCAGTTCCTTTGCTAAAGCCTAATTCATCACACAATTCATATTCGGCTTTGTATATTGGCGGCAAAACAAGTATCTCACCATAACAACGACCAGCTTGATATTGCTCAACCTCGTTTTCTTCCACCACAATGTAATGAGGCACACCCATTTCATAAAGCGCCCTAGTCGTTAGACCATTTGTAGCTCTTCCCTTAGACACAACATAAACTGGAAAATCAGGAAGCATCTCTGTATACCTTTTTTTCCAAGCCCCAATGAGATTTGAATGGATGCCAAATGCTTTTTGTTTTTAACGTCAAAGACTGACCTATGAGTTTTTGAAATTCCTTGTAATGTTCTTCAGTCTCAAAGCGCACAATTAATTCCTTGAACGGTTCCTTTTTTTCTTGCACAAACTCAGGCATACCTACCCATTCTGGATATTGATCAAATAAATCTCGCATCATTGCATTCCAATCGGGTCTTCATCACCCATCACATCTTTGATTCGTTTGAGTTCTCTTGCCATCATCACCATCAACTGGCTGTTGGCATGGAAAGCTTCAGCCATCTGTTCAAACTGGTGTTCAAGGTGGCTGATGCGTTGTTCTAAAGTCTCTTCTGTCATGGCAAAAGCTCCATTGCTGTGACCTCAATACGAGGCGATCCATACGCCTTACTGCTGTGCAATTCGCAAACTTGACTGTCGTCCACCCACAAGATGCCATTGCCAGCATCCATGATTGCCTTGATGTAGTTGTCCAGATCTGGTTTGCCAACTGGTCTGAGATCCCTTGACTCTGCTTGCTGGCGCTTGGCCTTTGACCAGCTGACAGGGATTGTTTTGTAGACCCGCACAGACAGGGCAATAGGCGTGTCCAAGGGAGACTGGCTACCCATGGCTTGTCTCGCTGCTTTGGCTATCTCCAGCTCCCAATCCGCTGTCTTCTTGGGTGTGTATGTCTTCACGAACCCCCCTTGACGAGCGAATCTCGGCCTGCCTTTCCCCACAGGCTCTCCACAAACGACAAAATTCACCATGAAAGTCATTCAGATCCCCTGTTATTTGTAATGCTCGGTCAACCAGACTGGATGGCATGGCTTCACCCTCCCTCACGCAGTCCAGCACCCTGTCTGCTTCTTGGCGAGTCATCGCACTGCCCTCAAAGGCTTGATGAATGGCAGATCTGTGGGCTTTTCAGGCGGTGGCGGCGGCATATTCAGACTGGGTGGAACCCAACCATGCTTGCGCCATGTGGCTTGGACATCAGCACCACGCTGGTATTTAAAGTTGTCAGCAGTCACACGGACGCTGGGCATGGTGATCTTTGTGCCTTCAGGCGGTTGCCATTTATTCATTGCCAGTCCTTAAAAACGATTGGAGTCTTGTGTCAGCACTGGAATACTGCCGACCCAAGTTATCGATTATCAAATCGTCAACGATTGCCGCCATCGATCTGCGTTGTGCCAATGCCGCATTGCGAAGAATCTCTTTGCTGGCTGGACGCACTCGCACCATGAGGGGAGTGACTTGGATTTTGGGATTGATTGTGTGTTTCATGCTTGCAAGTATATTGCAAAATGCAATCATTGGATTAGGGAAAGTACTTAGAAGCCCAGCATTTATTGGTGTTGTATACTGCTATCACTTTGCAATCATGCAAGGCAAACAACCTACCTACTAAGGAGAGTTCAATGGAGTTCGGTACATTCTGGAAAAAGCTTGTCCGTAGAAAAGACCCCCAAACCAGCCAAGATGCAGCCAAGTCGGTGAACACATCGAACATGGAGCAGATCGTCTATGAGGTGATTGCCAAGTACCCACAAGGGTGCATTCAAGACGAGGTACTAGCTCAATTGGTGAGCTACCCATACTCTACAGTGACCGCTCGGTTCCGTGCCTTGCTTGACAAGGGTTACATCATTGACACTGGGCTGACCCGCCCTGGTAAGTCAGGAAAAAAACAGCGGGTTCTCATCATCAAGGAGTTTCACAATGCCTAAGTTAACCTCGGACACCATGCTGTCCTGTTCGCAACTGCCCAGCCTGTTTGGTGTCAGTCCCTACTCCAGTCCCAACGATGTGCTGATGTTCTGCATCAAGTCCATACTGGGCGAGGATGCCAGAACCCAAGCTGGTGAAGCGGCAGACTGGGGCAACGCACTGGAGCCAGCCATCATTGCTGAGATGGCAAAGCGCCTCGGCATAGACCGCTATGTGATGCCAGACAAGGCATTTCAACATCCTAACCTTGCGCTTGCCGCCAGTGCTGATGCCATTGCTTACATTGACAAGCCCATGGTCATCAACCATGACCCCAGCAAAGGCATCTATGTGGTGGATGGAGACAGCATTGAGTTGACTGGCAATGGTGTGCTGGAATCTAAGCTTACCCGTGGTCATGCAGAGGAAGTCTTGCCACTCTATCGTGGGCCAATCCAAGTTCAAGGTGTGATGATGTGTACTACTCTGCACTGGGCAGCAATTGGCTGTCTGTACTCAGGCGTGGAACTGCGTATCTTCCTGTTCAAACCCCATGCTGAAACCATGGCACAGATCGAGAACTACGCCATCGACTTTCAAGGCAGACTGACCACCTTTGAAGAGACTGGTGAAGCCCAGTACTACCCAGCCGCTGACAGCAAAGATGCCAACCGCATCTGGCCTACAGCAAAGGAAGAGGAAGTGGAGCTTGGCATTGATGCAGAAGATCTGGTGGCTGACATTGTGCTTGCCAAGAACAAGATTGCCAGCATTCAAGAAGACATCGATGAGTGGGAAAAGGATCTCAAGGTACTGATGAAAGACCATGCCAGCGCCAAGGTTGGTAATTGGACACTCAAGTGGCCCATGCGTCATTACAAAGCCACGCCCGAGAAGATCACGCCAGCAAAAGAAGCCTACTCCATCCGTCAGTCAACGATCACCATTAAGGAATCCAAATGAAACAAATTGCATCAGCCCTTGTCAAAGCCCAACGAGCCTTTGGCCCAGCTCTCAAGACCAGCACCAACCCACATTTCCGCAGTCGGTACGCAGACTTGTCTGCTTGCGTGGAAGCGGTGATTGATGCGCTCAATGAGAATGGCATCTTTTTACTGCAAAAAAATTACGACTGCAATGACGGCATCATGTGCGAGACAGTGTTTGTGCATGAGTCTGGTGAGATGTTGGAGTGCGGTATCGTCCACTTCCCTGCCGTCAAACAAGATCCACAAGGGTATGCCAGTGCCTTGACCTATGCCCGTAGGTACAGTCTCATGTCAGCTTGTGGCATCGCTCCAGAAGATGACGATGGCAATGCTGGCAGTCGCAAGTTAGCGCCAGCAGCCAATCCTTTGGATGCCATCAAGCCACCAGCGCCAGCAGCCAATCTGCCATACACGCTGACCATACCAGGCAAGGAGCCACGCCAGTATGAGACATCAGATGCCTACGCCAATGGCACGATTGAACTGCGGGAAAAGGTAGAGAAATCCTCATTGACAACTCGCAACAAGATGACCAAACTGAGGGAGCTGAAAGAGGCAAATGAAGATCAGGTCAACAAGATCAACCCTGAGCATAAAGCCAAATTGCTTGGGGATTACCAACTGCGCCTGAAGCGATTGGGCGCACAGCTTGAGGAGAAAGCCGATGGATCAGACGGACTGGGAGAAGCTTGATCGGGAATACAGGGAGTATTGCAAGAGGTGTCAATCTCTTGGATATCCCCCTGTAGATTTTCACACTTGGCTATTGGGCCAAGATTAAGCCATCAAGGAATCCAAGGCGTGTTGTGTTCGGGCTACCCGATCTTCCATGCCATGGGTTCCACCATTGATCCGCTTGGTCAAGGTCGTCATATCGTTGGCATCAGCATACTGATTCAACTTATTCTTATCCCAGAACCAGCCAGCAGATAAGGCAGCATACTTGGGACTGGATACTTGGTCTGGATCTTCTACCAGATCAACACCCAAAGCTTCTCCACAAGCACGATAGTTATCCTTGCCAGTCAACTGGATTAAGCCACGACCACGGTACTTGAACCCTTCACCAGAGTCCTCGTCACCATTGCCCATGCGGTCAGCATAAACCTTGTTGGCGATCTTCTCTGGATTACGGTGATATGGCTGGGCAACATCCAAAGATGGAAACCGCTTAGGCCAGACCTTGGTCAATCCTTCTGCTGAGTAGTTGAGGTTTTCTTTGAGCGCAGTGAAGCCAGCAGACTCGTGAGCGCATTGCCCCAAGAAACAAGCTTGTCTCTCAGGCGTGTTGATATCGAACCGATCAAAAGCTTCATTGATTGCATCTATCCACTCCTCTGCCTTTGCAGGCGTTAATTTCAAAGCATGGGCCAATTGTTCAGAGTTCATCAGTTTCCTTTCATGGTTTGGTAGACGGCATTGTAGGCATCGATGCAGGCGTTGAGCTGTCTGATTGCTTTGTCTCCATCGTCTGTGATGGCGATAAGAGTTTTAGCAGTCTCTCGCTCAAGTTCGGCTCCTGCTTGAACGCTATCTCTGGGGGGAGGGGTGGGATCTGTGGTGGTTTGTACGGTGCAGGCGGTGGCTTTAACAGGGATCCGCAGCCGCAAAGCACCAGAGTCAATGTCAGTATTGCGCTTTTGAATGACAGTCTTTGCATTTTGTTCAGCCTTCACCAGTTGATTTGCTTGTTGTTGCACAGCAGTAACCAGAGCTTGCTCCTTCACTCGTGCCTGTTCGTTCAGCCTGGCAATCTCCAACTGCTGGCGCTTGCTTTCATCAGATCCACCTTTCATGTATCCAGTTGTGCAAGCACCAATCAAAGCCGCAAGAATGCCAAGCAGTACCCAAGGATTGAATAGACTCATTCCTTTGGTTCCATCTTAGGTTCGTTGTCAGAGTCAGCATCAGCCTTGGCAATTGCTTTGGCGCTGGCAGACACAGCAGAACGACCAGCCACGCCACCCAGTACACCAGTAATAAACACCATGATGGTATTGATTTGCTGGGTGTACACCTTGTCGATGGCAGCCATGCCTGACATGGGTTGAGTTACGAATGACACGCTGTACAAGAACATGGCAACCGATCCAAGAAGAATCATGGTCAATGAGAAGATGACGATTGCCCAGATGCGAACTTCAATCTCTTCGGCAGTCATGCGGTTGTTAGGTTTGTATCCAATGGTAGGCATCACTTTTTCTCCTGTGCTGGTTTAGTTAATTGCTCTGGACAAGTCTCTGTGGCTGAACAGATGGGTGGTTTGCATTCAGCAATCTCCCAGTTCTTAGGGTCTTGGCAAGGGTATCTGAATCTATCTTCACAAGCAGACAACAGAACCAATGCCATCAAGCAAACTATTTTCATTTCTCTTTCTCCCTTTCCTTCTGTTCAACTTGCCGTCTTAACTTCTCAACCTTTTCCACTTGAGCCTTGGTTTCATTTTTTGCTTCCAGTATGTCAAGATAAAGAAAACCCATCAGTGGCAACAACAAAGCAACCAACACACAAGCAGCAATCCAGCCCATTATTTCTTCCCCAATTGGCTTACGAACAGGAGCCACAGCCAAAGGTACAGGAGGAATATAGAAGTCACTGCTAGGTATCCTAGTTTTAGCTGGAAGTTTCTTTCCTCTTCCTTGCGTTGCCATGCTTCCTGCCTTTTGATTGCTTCTTGTTTCAACCTTGCTTGCGTCTGCTCCTCCTGAATGATCTCCCTCATGTTGAACACTTCACTGTACAAAGCACCCATCTCAGGCGGTGACTGGTACACCATGCATTCACGAATCTGCACCACCAACTCAGCCATCTGCTGCTGTGCCATCACACGCTTTAGTGCCGCCTCCATGTGATTCTGATCTGGGTCATAGACAGTTCTGGACTTCTCTTCTTCTTCTCTTATGTGTGCTTCAAGCTGTTCTTGAATCTTGAAGAACTCAGTGAGCTGTTTGACAATGTTGACTTTGACTTGAGTCTCGTCAACGGCAACGAACTTCTCCTTCTTTTTCGCCACAGGCTTGATCGGGGCTGGCTTTGGTTTACCGCCAAACATCTTGGCAAGTTTTTCCCAAAACCCATAAACCTCTTTGGCATATCCAGCAGCTTCGTCAACAGTTGCCTTGACTTCCATGAAAGATTCTTTGGCTTGCTTGAAAAGCTCGCATCCTTCTTTAATTGCTGCCACGCAAGCATTGGCAGCGAATAGCAAGGATATAGGATCCACATCGTTACAGCCCTAAAAGCTTCTTAACGAATTCACTAGCGACACCAGGGCCAAACAATACGCACAGCATGACAGCATAGATAAGATACTCAATCTTGGTCATGCGTCTATCACCCTCACGCAATGACTTGTCTATGCTCTCATATCTCTGAGCGCAGATGGCTTCATGCACAGCAAAGTTTTTTTCAAGGTCAGACATTTACCTCAACCTTTACCCATGCTTGGGTTTCTTCATCCCATGTGTATGGCCCATCTTCTGTTGGCATAGGTGTCGGTGCTTCCCATAACCAAGATGTTCTATTCAACACCCAGCTATTGAAAGGCTTAGGTGCATAGAAGACATTGTTTACGCTGTCGTATGTGTATCCAATGCCAGCATAGTTACCACGCAATGGAGTGCCTTCTGGATGCTGATTGCCAATAGTGCGGTAGCTGGTTTGAATCCAGCCAGCAGGGTCACCCAAAGCACCTGTATCAATGAAGTCTTGTTCAGCAACGATCACCTGAGTGACGATACCGTTTTCTACTTTTGCAAAATGACTCATGTTTTCTCCTTATCGGGCGTTACTGAATTTAAATGGATTTTCACAAAATGCCATGTATATATATGTGCCACCGTTGGCGTTATCACCTGCATTGGCGGCTCTCATTTTAAATCCGTTAGAAAGAAAATCTAAACGAGTTGCTGTTGCTTCAGCCGCAGAAGACTCCGCATAAAGCTCTGGCCCCATCACGTTATATGTGCCTCTTGATGAGTCTTCCATGAACCACGAACCAGTTGAGTCGGTGCGCTTAAACATGATAAACCGTGGCCTGAACCCAAGATATGTAAACGGGCCGTCAGCACTTCCATTTCCTGTGTATTTGCCAAATGCTGAATAGCCAGCTACTGGGGCAAAGCAGTAAGCAACTACATTACCTTGATTGATTAACCCAGAACCATAAGTAAATACAGTAGATGTTGGCGAAACACCACCAAATGCTGCTGAGTTACCCGTAACGGCAGCGCCAGTACTTGCAAGGTCAAGCCAGCCACTTGGCCCTATGGTAATAAAATACGTATACCACGCAGATGAATTGTTATAACTCCTTACAATAATCACGCTAGGTGCAACACCTAGTCCATGACCGACTGTCGCAGTACCACTTGTTTGCCCAACAAATGTCAGCACGCTAAATCCAGCAGTGGGATTTGCTCTTACCTGTGATGAAATAGAACCACTAGTGTTGGTCACTGTTGAGCCGCCAGCGTTCCATTGCCAGCCTACATAAGTAGCGGCATTTGTGTTCATCTGAGCCAGCGCACCAATAGTAAATCCTGTAGTGCCAAATGCAGTTAAGCCTGTTGTCTCTGTTGTCTCTGCCGCTGAATTATTGCTCTCTAATTGTTTTTGCACACCACGAACAGCGTCATACCAAGCATGGTCAGTTGCGCCACTTCTACCTTTTACCCACACCAAATCAGGTTGGAATGAAACGCCATTGGCTGAGTTGCTGATTGTCTGTGTCGCCCCTGTGCCTGTATACAGCGTAGCCGCCATCACAGTACGACCATCAGGAATTGCATATGTTGTTGGCATTGTTGTTCCTTATAGGTTGTATGTGTTGAGGGCTACAAAACCCGTGGGTGGGGTATATGCAAATGGTCGTTGACCGAAGTTAAATACAGTCACCAAACTTCTATTGGATGAATTGGCTACTTTTGCACCATTGGCATACCAAGATGCAGTCGCAACTTGCCCAGTGCCAGCGGCAGGGTCACCTGAATTTTGCCAAGTTCCTGCAACAGCAACCCACAATTTTCCATTGCTTGAGTCGTAAGCAAAACCCACAACTTGAGATGATGTTGGGTTTGTATATGAGGTATTTCCAGTTGGTGTGCGTATTTGTCCATCACAAGAAAAACCAATTGACGCTGGGGCGGCTGATGAGCCAAGGTAACAGTCAGCCGTTATTTGCAAAGTTGCATCAATGATTCCTGTATTAGGTGTTCCAACGGCATCATTCTCTGTTGTAAATTGACATTCCCAATACCATTTCCCACTGTTAGCTGACATAGCTATGGTTGATGCCATACATTCTGCAACAGTACCCGCATTGGTACTTGTAACTTGTAAGTTGCCATTAGATGCTGTGATTGTGGTTGATGCTGGCGTTTTATCTAAAGGATTCAACGTGCAGTAGTTTGCCGCTGTCGCACTTGTCAGTGTAGGTACATCGGTCATGTAATCCAAGGTTGTGCCAGACGCACCAGAGATGTTGTTTGGTGTCCAGTTGTTTCCTTGTGGGCTTCGGTCGTTAAATATTGCGTATGAAAACGGATAGGTCTGACCAGTCGTTACCGTATTGTTGTTGGTAATGGTGAACGCATTCGTGCTGTTGTCAATGATGGTGGCGTTCTGCAATGTCAGCAATGAAGTTCCGCTGATATTGGTCAACGCAGAAGTCGCTGGCGTGAAGTCGCTGGTGTAAACGGCAGTTCCCTTTACCACCCTCAAATTACTAATAGAACCTGTCATGTAATTTGTTGGTGTTGGTGTTGCGCCAATCAAAAAAGTTGTGTCTGACCAGTTTGTACTATTTGTAATAGTCGCATCTTTGAAACCGTTTACCCAAATATTTAATGTTGTTCCAGACCGAGTAACGGCAATGTGATACCACCTGTTTGCAACTAAGGCGGTTGCTCCAATTGCCAACTGTGAGGTTGTATAGAGTTGCACTTTGGCAGTAGACAAACCAAGGTTGAATCCTGCTGTGCTTGATGTTGTTGCTCTGCTGTCAGTTAATGTGGGGAAGTTTGCAACACTTGTGAAGTACGCAAAACATTCAACAGTGAAGTCTCCTGTCCCAAATGCAAAAGCTGAATTGGACGGCGCTGACAAATACTGGTTTGTTCCGTTAAACACACCAACATAATTTTGCGTCTGAGAATTAAACGGCAAGTAGAAGCCATTCGTGCCATACGAACCACCATAGGTGATGGGTTGCCATACGCCATAGGAGTTGCGTGTTCCAAACGATGATGGTGTCAATTGTTGACCGTCAATGAAGTTGACTTCGGTCATGTAGCCGTCAAGGTAATTGGCTCCAGTGTATGACTCTCGACCTATCGTGTGCGCTACGGTGCTATTAACGTATAGGCTAGTGTTTTGAGCAACCGTTATGGTTGCAGTAAGAGATTGCTGAACTCCATTGATGTAAAGAAACACACGATTTGCGGCTGTGGCTTGCGTTGTATCAATAGCAAGTTGAATGTGATACCAAGCCGCTGGGTCACGGAACAATGCTGATGTTGAGTAATCAGCAACTCCCGAAGTTGCCGCTGAATAGAATTGGATTGTGTCTGTGTTTGTGAACAGAAGATATGTTCTGTCAGATGCCCCTGTACCTGCGGTAAACATCTGTTGAAATGACGTTAAGGAGCCACGCTTTACCCAACCGCTCCAAGTCCACTTTTGTCTATTGCCAGCGACTGTTGGTGTGCGATTCAAATAAGCACTTGCACTTGAACGGAAACGCAAAGAATTGCCCACATACTTAATTGGTGTCAGGTATCCGCTTGATGTGAATGTGTGGATGACATTACCACCAGAGATGGTGACAGTGCCACCAGCCATGAGTTGGGTTGCACCGGGGTAGCTGATGATGACTACGCCAGAGCCACCGTTGCCGCCAGACCTAGAAACAGCATCTAAGTAAGTAGCCGCTCCACCGCCACCGCCGCCAAGATTGGCAGTTCCATTTGAACCTACGGCATTTGTTTGACCACCATCACCGCCACCATTTGTGCCCGTTCCTTTTGTAACTAATCCAGCACCCCCGCCACCGCCAGCGTAGGCAATAGATGAACCAGAGATGCTTGAAGCAGAACCAGCGCCACCATTACCACCAACACCAGCAGTAGAGCCATTAACACCAGCGCCACCAGCACCGCCTCCACCACCACCAGTAGAGTTTGTGTTATTTCCATTTCTAAAACCGTTACCGCCAGCACTACCTTGACCAGATGTTCCAGCAGAACCTGTTTGATTTAAACCGCCAGCCGCACCGCCGCCAGAACCACCTATTGCTGAGGCTTGGTCATAACCACCACCTTTTCCTCCTCCAATTGCGACAAGGCTTAGAAAGGCACTATTACTGCCATTAACCCCAGCGCCACTATATGTCCCAGTTCCACCAGCGCCACCAGCACCAACAGTAATGGCATAAATAGAACTTGTATCTATAGTTAACCCAGAACCCGACAGTAAACCACCAGCACCACCGCCACCACCAGCTACCGCCGCATCACCACTGCCGCCACCACCCGCACCACCTGCTACCACAAGGTAGTTTGCAGACAAAGGTGTGATTGGAGCAAGAGTGCCAGAAGTTGTAAATGTGTGAATGGTGTTACCACCACTTGAAGTGACGACACCGCCACCAAACTGTTGTGCGCCAGCATAGGAAATGATGACGATGCCTGAGCCGCCTTGACCGCCGTTGCCAGAAGCATTTACTCCGTTTCCGCCACCGCCTCCGCCTGTGTTTGCCGTTCCAGCCGCTGGAGTACCTGTGCCTGTGCCACCTGTTGCGCCAGCGTCAATACTACCCGCACCGCCACCTCCAGCACCACCATCGCCAGCAACAGCCGCAGTGAAGTATGCACCGCCGCCACCACCACCAGCGTATGTAACGCTTGAGCCTGATATGGATGAAGCAGTTCCAGCGCCCC